GCCTACGCTGCCCTCGTGGAGGCTGCTACAGGCACGACCGGGAAGGTTCGCTACGTGTGGATGCTGGATACGGTGCTGCAGGCTGGTGTTGGTGAGAGTGTCCAGTTCCCGGCTGCGTCGTTGGCGCTGGGCTGGTAAAGAAAATGGCTGATGTCACGACACTCGTAGCCCGGGTTCGACGAGAACTCGGGGATCTCGGGCAACCCTTTCGTGATTCCTTTACGGGCACAGGAGAGGCTGGAGACTACGACCTCACTGAAACCCAGATAACCACCGCTACGGTCGACGCAGTGGATAGCGTGGGGCTGACACACTTGGTGGAGACAACCGACTTCACCATCGACTTGGTTGACGGCCGTCTGTTTCTGTTCGGTGTCTACAACCCACTTCCGGTAGGTACCACCCTGCTCATAAACGGGAATACTGCTGGGATGTTCTCGGACGAGGAACTAACTGACTATGTCAATGATGCCTTCCTCCAGCATTCCAGCGGCCGGACAGTGTCTAAGCGCATTCGAACGGTTGAGGGGTTCATCTCCTACATTGACACTCCCCTGACGATGGTAGACCTTCCACCCGTCGAGGAGCAGTTAGTCACCCTCCTTGTGGAAATCGAGTGCCTCTGGGCGCTGACGACTGATGCGAGCACCGACATCGACATCACGACCGCCGACGGTACCCACATCGCGCGGAGCCAGCGGTACCTGCAGATGCGTAACCAGATCGACGTCCTCACCGACAAATACGACACCCTATGTGCGGCCCTGAATGTGGGTATCCACCGCATTGAGATGTCCACCCTCCGGCGAGTCTCCCGTACCACAGGCCGGTTGGTCCCGATCTACAAGGAGCGTGAGTTCGATGACTATACGCTTCCGCAGCGGCTGCTTCCACCGATCGACGAACGTAACGCTGATGAGAGTGGTATTCCTAGTCCTGCCTGGGCCGGGTTCTACTAACCATGTCCAGGCTCGACTGGAAGCGTGGAAGATTCTCTCCAGATCTTGAGGTCAATGAGATCGAAGAGGGATTTCGCGGGTACACGGAGGGCTATGGGGACCACATCGAGTACTTCCGGTTCCTGCGTGAGTCTTCGACGATGCATGACATCTACGATGAGGGTACCGCTGGTGGTCGAGTCTACAACGGCCCGATTGATCTTCCTTGTCTGCAGGTTATCCACGAGGAGGCCGGTAACGAGGACAATGACACCGGCTTCTACTACAACGACGACCTGCACGTCACGCTGTCGTTCAAGGGGTTTGAGAGGGCTGGGTTCCCTCAACCCGATTTGGCTACCGCTGACTACCTTCGGGACCGGATTGTCTACGACAACAAAGTCTTCCGTGTCATGAAAATCAACGTCCTCGGGCAGATTCAGAGGAGAGACCTCATCGTCTCCATTGAGGCTACACAGGTGCGTGGTGATGAACTCGTCAATGACGCGCAGTTCGCAAAGTACTCCGACTAACGTCTTGCTCCTCATTGCCGAGACAATAAGAAGGCGAACTACCCCAGCGAAAGTATATCTGCCCATACGGTCTCGATCAGTGAGGTGAACCATGCCCGCAAAACGGCGTGACATTGCAGCGGAATCTGCTGCCAGCGTTGCCTCTCTACAAGAGTTCGTAAAGGGCTTCCAGGCCCAGCAGGCTAAGTACCTCGCCATCACTGCTGCACCAGCAGTAATCTCCGCCGCACTGCGCCACCTCGCTCGTAAAGGTAAACGCTGATGCCCTGGATCCTGAATGAGGATGCTGCTCTTAAGACCAAGTTGACCGGTCTAAAGGTGTCCGACACCAACGCTGGGGCCGGAGCCCGTCCCGTCTTGTGCCGCTACCGCATGCCTGAGGCCGAGTTCGCAACCGCGACGTTCCCGATGATCATCATCGCGCGCCAGAACATCCTCAAGGACGACGAACGAGAGCACCGTGGCAAAACCCGCCTGCAGTACACGCCCGAGTCAGTAGGTGCATGGAATGCCCTGGTGGAGAACTACGACACCTCCCCGTACAACGTCGACTTCCCGATCCCTTTCAACATCAACTACGAGATCACTGTCTACTCCCGCAAGGAGCAGCACAATATCGAACTCGTTGGGCAGTTGGCTCAACAGGAACTGCTTCCCGCGCGCTTCGGCTATCTGGAAATTCCGGAAGACGGAACGGTTCGCAGCCTCTTCCTTGAGGGAGGCCCGGAATTCGAGTCTGCAAAAGACGTTGATGGAAAGCGGGTCTACAGGACTCACTATGTCGTCCGAGTCGCTACTGAACTTCCCTCGACCATTGTTGCGTACGTAGCGGCTACCGAGATCAATCTCAACATCAACCAGTACCTCTACCTCGAACTACCCCTCGTAGTCAATTAGTCGCATCCTTCGCAGCCTTTATCTGCAGCCCAAGGAATCACATACCTAATCAAGGAGTAACCCATGGCCAAGCGCCCCGGCGTCTACATCAGTGAGACGCTCACCCCTCTCGCCCCTAGCGTTGACATTTCCGGTAGTTCTACTGCGGCATTCGTCGGAACCAACAAGCAGGGTGGTCCGCTTGGGCCAACCTTCGTGTCCTCATGGTCCCAGTACGTCTCCAAGTTCGGCGGATTCGGTGATGGTAGCGATTTGCTCCCATATTCCGTATTCGAGTACTTCAACAATGGTGGCTCTGGATGCCTCATTGTGCGCGCGGTAATCACCGCCTCCGCTGTGGCTGCGACCGAGACCTTCCAGGACACACAGGCTCTCCCGGCCGACGTTCTGAAGGTTACCGCTGTGGCCCCTGGCGTGTGGGGAAACAACATTCTCGTTGATATCGAGGCCTCGGCTGGCCGCTTCGATCTGGTCATTACGCTGAACAACACGGTCGAGCGGTTCGAAGATCTGTCTCTGGACCCTGCTGACTGGCGTAGCGCCGTCAATGTGGTCAACTCCCCGGTATCCGGCTCCGCTCTTGTCACGCTGGAGTACATGGGCCCCGCTGTGTACACCTCGGACAATGCGCCCGCAGTTGTCGTCGCGCAGCCTCTGCTTACTGGCTCCGAGGGTACGGGATCCGCAGACCTTTCCGCAGCGGCTCAGCGCTTGGAGTCCGTATCGACGCCCCTGGATGTCAACCTTCCTGGGGTCAATGACTCGGTGGTCATCAACCCGATCGTCGCTTGGGCGGAATTGGTGGGCAACGTGTTTATCGTTGTCGATGGCGTGCAAGGTTCAAACACCGATAGTGCGGCTACCAACGCCGCTGCTCAGGTGGCGCTGACCACGGGTGGGCTCGTCCCTTCTTCGGTCAACGCGATCTACGCACCATGGATCATCGCTGATGACCCCAGCAACACCGTTCCGGGAGCCTCTCGGACGCTCCCCCCGGGTGGCTTCGTTCTTGGCCAGATGGCCCACTCGGATGCGGTCAAGGGCGTCCAGAAGGCCCCGGCAGGTACATCCACCACACTAAATGGTGCGCTGGCTCCTAAGTTCCGCTACTCCTCGGTCGACCTGGACACTCTGAACCCTGTAGGCGTGAACGTGATTCGCACGACTCCGGGCGCAGGCCTGTGCATCTGGGGCGCTCGGACGACCAAGACGGGTAAGCCGGACCGGTATATCTCGGTTCGCAGGACCCTCATTTACCTGAAGTACGCGTTGACCGAACTCTCTCGTCCGGCCCTCTTCGAGGATAACAACTCGGATCTCTGGGGCTTCTTGACCCAGATCATCTCGCAGTTCCTGCAGACCCAGTGGCAGGTCGGCGTGCTTAAGGGCTCATCTCCTGCGGAGGCGTTCTACATCAAGTGTGATGCCGAGAACAACCCCCCGTCGTCCGCTGACGCCGGAGAAGTAAACATCGATATCGGCTTGGCTCTCTCGTCTCCCGCCGAATTCATCATCATCAACATCGGCCAGAGCCTCTCCGGCTCACAGGCTGTCTAAGGTTTAGGAGCACCTTAATCATGGCAACTACGAGCAGCATCGGTCACATCGCTACTGACCCACTCCGTAACTTCAAGTTCAACGTCGACATCAACCACCCGAACCTAGCCTTGGGTGGGGTGAAGATGGGGTTCATGTCCGTATCAGGCCTGAACATCACTACGGAAGTTATCCCGTATCGTGAGGGTGGAATGAACACCACCACGCAGAAGATGCCCGGGCAGTCCGACTTCGCCCCTATCACCCTATCAAAGGGAGTTATTGTGGGCGATGCAAGGATGCTCGACTGGATGCGTCAGTTGTTCACCGTCCAACAGGGCACCGGTATCAACACTGCTGGTATGGACTTCCGCGCCAACCTGCTGATCAAGGTTCTCGACCACCCCGTCACCAAGGGCCCGGTTCCAGTGAAGGCAGCATTCAAGGTCTATAACGCGTGGCCAACCGCCATCGCGTTCTCGGATCTCGATGCGGGCGCTAACGCGATCATGGTCCAACAGATGACACTTGCTCACGAGGGATTCGACTACAAGTTGGCTACCTCGATTGGCCCTACCGAGGCTATCTTCACTTCGTAGAACCCACTCGAAATCTAATCAGGAGAATAATCCGTGGCTAACAAAGAATTCATCGATCCACTGGCTAACCCCAGTGCTGCCAATGCTGACATCGCGGCTATCATCAAGAGCGATTCAGCGGCCGGTCCAAAGCCTGTGGCAACTCTTCCGGCAGACCCGTTCACACGA